ATGACACGTTGGAACAAAGCAGACTTAACAGGTATGTTGCAAGCAGCACAGAAAGAACCTAAAGCTGACCAGTGGGAAGTAGTAGAGTTTCCAGCTATTATGCCATCAGGTAAACCTGTATGGCCAGAGTATTGGGACATAGAACAACTAGAAGCAGTCAAAGCATCTGTTGCATTACCTAAATGGAATGCACAGTATATGCAAAACCCTACATCAGAAGAGGGTGCACTTATTAAACGTGAATGGTGGAGAAAATGGCCAGAAGATAGAGGCATCCCATCTTGCGACTATGTCATACAATCTTACGACACTGCATTCTTAAAAAAAGAATCTGCCGACTTCAGTGCGATAACGACATGGGGAGTCTTCCGTGAATCAGAAGATGCACCACAACAATTGATATTACTTGATGCTGTCAAACAAAGATTCGAGTTTCCTGAACTAAGACGAGAGGCACTAAAATTATATAAATACTGGGAGCCTGAGATAGTTTTGATTGAGGCCAAGGCCAGTGGTCTACCTTTAACATACGAATTAAGAAATATGGGTATCCCCGTAATTTCGTTTACACCGAGCCGTGGAAATGATAAACATACGAGAGTTAACGCCGTATCCCCGCTCTTTGAGTCGGGACAAATTTGGGCGCCTGCTCATTTGCAGTTTGCTCAAGAGGTAATTGAGGAATGCGCTGCATTCCCATATGGCGATCATGACGACTTGGTTGATAGTACAACACAAGCAATCATGAGGTTTAGGCAAGGGGGATTAATAAGTCACCCTGAAGATTACAAAGATGAGCCTTTACCAATGGAAACTAAGGAGTACTACTAGTTATGAAATCAGTAATGGAAATTTTTAAACTGGCGACAAGAATCAACATCAAACCCAAAGATATAATTGGTGTGGGTGGTGACATTGTAAAAATGGGCCAAAGTTTATTTAACACAAAAGTAAATCCAAAACTTACAGAGTATATAAACAAAACCGGTAAGATTCCTGATAACATAATGGAGCAAATAAAAATTCACATGAGATCCATGAAGAATGCAACTGACTCCCAGATAGAATTGTTTAAGTTAAATTTAAAAGATATTGTCAATGCTAAGTTCCCACCAAAAAGTGGAGTGTATGATATTAAAACTGGTAAACAAGTTTATTATGACGAGTTGCCAGTGTCTAGCGACAAGGCACTTAAAATGACAGACAAGAGAATAGACAAAGAAGTCACTAAGATGATGGACGACGATGGTCCAATCGGGGCTCTAGAAAATATTATCAAAGGTTCAACACCTATGAATAGTCGAACATATCTTGTTAATGAAATTAAACGATATAACAAAAACGTAAACACTGAAAACAAAACTATTGATGAATTAAAAGAGATACTAATGCGATTAGATACAGAAGGAATTCCTTTTGAAGCAGGTGGTATCGCAAATCATTTTAGGAAGAAATAATGGCCTACATACCTTGGTGGCAGAGACGACTAGCTCCGACATTAGCAGAGCGTTTTGAGTTAGGTGGACTTGCTGAAAAAAGATTACCTTTTGCAGATGACCCTTTAAAAAATTTTGATTTTAACAGAAATCCATTAGGTAAAAATCAATACATACTTAGAACTGATGAAGAGATACAAGCTATAATTGATAGCTATCCTGATAACTGGACTAAAAAAGATTTTAGAGGTGAAGGTAAATTAAACAACGTAAAAATTTTAACACGTAAAGAAACAGAAAGACCTGGATTAAATTTTAAGTTTCAAGGTAAAAGAACTTTTAAAGAACCTAATCAAGCGAATATTGAACGAGATAAAAAAATAAAAGTTAGCCAAGGAAATAGAATATCTGTTATTGGATCTGGACAAACAGGACCACAGTTTGGCCACGTGTATCCTATCATAGAAAGTGTTCCACAAGATACTAAAATGACAAACTTAATTATGGCTAAAGCTAATAGAGCTTTGGAAGGATTTAATCAAATTGGACAAAAGATTGCAGAAGAACAAGAATTTTTAGTTAAAAATAAACCAGACGGATACAAAAAGAAATTAATGGAATTAAATGCAAAAGCTAAATTAAATGTTAACAATGCAATTAAAACTTTAGGTAAAGAATACAAAGGACAAATAGGTTATTTTACAGTTGATGTAGATACTTTAGAATTTAAAAAGAAAGCAGGTAACTGGGCTAATACTTTTGCTGGTGTAGATGGTGAACCAAAATTAATTAAAGACATGACAACTAAGGAAAGAAAAACTTTTGAAAAAACTATTTCTAAATTAGCTAAAAAACTAGAACCAAATGACATTAAAAACATTTCAAAATATTTAATTAAATTGGTTGCAACAAAAGGTAAGTCTTTTAGAGAAGGTGGACCTGTAAGACAGAAATTAGGACGTGGTTATTTAGCAGGGGGATATAAGAATATAAAAGATAAATATTATAAAGGTTCTGATTTAGAAGCAATCGTTAATAATTCAGAACTAGTTGCTGCTCAAATGGGTTTGAGTGGTTTTGAAGAACTATTTAGATTGTTAGGTTTTTATGCAGAAGGTGGTAAAGTCACCGGAGTAGATGATTATATAAGAAACCGATACAAATGAAAAACCCAACTTTAGTCAAAAACATGAAAAATGTTAAATGGGATGCAATACCTCCATTAAGGGGTCCTGATCCTAGAGGCTTGATAAAAGATAAAAAACAGGATAAACCTATACTTTTGGAGAAAACAAATGGCAGAAATAGACAAAGGCTTACCTAACGTAAGACAAGAAATAAAAATTCCACCTAAGGATGAAATAGCTCAAGTAGTTGAACAACTACAGGAGTCAATGCCGTCCCCTGATAAAACAGAGATAAGAGAAAACGAAGATGGATCAGTAGATATAAACTTTGATCCTAGTGCCGTGTCGCCAGAACAAGGTGACAATCACTATGCTAATCTGGCTGACTTATTACCAGATTCTGTTTTAGATCCTCTTGGTTCTGAGTTGTATGCAAACTACACAGACTACAGAGAATCTAGAAGAGAATGGGAAAGATCTTACACACAAGGTTTAGATCTTTTAGGTTTTCAATTTGAACAAAGAACAAGACCGTTCCAAGGAGCGTCTGGTGCAACACACCCAGTCCTTGCAGAAGCAGTTACACAATTCCAAGCACAAGCTTACAAAGAATTATTACCTGCAGCAGGTCCTGTTAGAACACAAGTTTTAGGTAGCCCTTCAAGAGAAAAACAAGATCAAGCAGTAAGAGTCAAAAATTTTATGAACTATCAATTGATGGATGTCATGAAAGAGTTTGAACCTGAGTTTGATCAGATGTTATTTTATTTACCTCTTGCAGGTTCTACATTTAAAAAAGTTTATTATGACGATTTGATGGAACGAGCTGTATCAAAGTTCGTTACTGCAGATGACTTAGTGGTTCCGTATTCTGCTACCTCATTAGAGGATGCGGAAGCCATATGTCATGTCATCAAAATGTCTGGTAATGATTTACGTAAGCAACAAGTTGCAGGATTCTATAGAGATATAGAATTAGGCACACCTTACGCAGAAGAAACAGAGCTGAAGAAAAAAGAACGAGAACTAGAAGGAACAAGATCAACAGGTCAACAAAAGAACAACCCGATCTATACGTTGATTGAGTGTCATGTTAATTTAGATCTCGAAGGCTTTGAAGATAGGGGACCCGATGGTGTCCCGACTGGAATTAAGATTCCATACATTGTAACAATCGACAATGGTTCGCGAAAAATATTATCTATTCGAAGAAACTTTAGAGTAGATGATCCCAAAAAAAATAAAATCCAATACTTCGTCCATTTTAAATTTCTGCCTGGACTAGGTTTTTACGGATTTGGATTAATCCATATGATTGGCGGTCTAACAAGAGCAGCAACGTCTGCACTTCGTCAACTCATCGATGCAGGTACGTTATCGAACTTGCCATCAGGATTTAAACAGAGGGGTATCAGAGTTAGAGATGATGCCCAATCTCTACAACCAGGTGAGTGGCGAGATGTCGACGCTCCTGGTGGCTCTCTTAGAGATGCCTTTATGAATCTGCCATACAAAGAACCGTCAGCAACTTTATTACAGTTGATGGGAATTTGTGTAAGTGCAGGTCAACGATTCGCGTCCATTGCTGACATGCAGGTCGGGGACGGGAACCAGCAGGCCGCTGTTGGTACGACCGTAGCCCTTTTAGAGCGTGGCTCCAGGGTCATGTCAGCGATCCATAAACGATTGTATGCATCAATGAAAACAGAATTTACTTTGTTGTCAGATGTATTCTCAACTTACCTACCACCCGTTTACCCGTACGATGTAGTAGGTGGACAAAAAGAAATTAAACAAACAGACTTTGATGCAAAAGTAGATATACTTCCTGTTGCTGATCCAAATATATTTTCATCAACACAAAGAGTTGCAATTGCACAAACAGAATTACAGTTAGCTCAGTCTAACCCACAAATGCATAATCTATACAATGCGTACAGAGATATGTACGAAGCATTAGGAGTGAAGAATATTGATCAAGTATTACCACCTCCACCACCACCGGCACCAAAGAATCCGGCGTTGGAACACATAGATGCATTAGCTGGTAAACCTTTCCAAGCGTTTACTGGACAAGATCACCAAGCACACATCGCAGCTCACGTTGCGTTTATGTCTACGAACATGGCTAAAAATAATCCACAAATTATGGCGTCACTAGAAAAAAATATATTTGAACATATTTCTTTGATGGCTGACGAACAGGTGCAAATGGAAATGCAAGAACAGATTCGTAAAGTACAAGAGCTACAACAACTAGCACAAATGAATCCACAAATGGCACAATCACCAGAAGTTAAAGGTGAAATGGATAGACTACAAATAGATATAGAAGCTAGAAAAGCAACTCTTATTGCAGAAATGATGGGTGACTTCTTAGCTGAAGAGAAGAAAATTAGTGGAGACTTTGGTAATGACCCAATTGCTAAATTAAGAGCAAGAGAGTTAGATCTAAAAGCTCAAGACAATATGAGAAAAATGAAAGAAGATGAAGCTCGTATCAATTTAGATAAGAGCAAAATCTTAATGAACAGAGATATTCAAGAAGAGAAGATGCAACAGAATGAAGAATTAGCATTACTGCGTGCAGCTACATCTATTGAGAAACAAAAAATGTCAAACCGTGCAAAAGCAAAAACCGATGCAACAAAAATGTTTGACGTTACTAAACTGAAAGGACCAAGGAGTTAATATGGCGAAAGAAAAAAGCTCAGTCAACAAAGCAGGTAACTATACTAAACCTGAAATGAGAAAAAAAATATTTCAAAGAATAAAATCACAAGCATCACACGGGACCGGAGCGGGACAATGGTCAGCGAGAAAAGCGCAGGCTCTTGCCAAAGCTTATAAGAAAGCTGGGGGAGGATATAAATCATAATGGCTCTAGCAAAATCACAAAGATCTCTTAAAGCTTGGGGTGATCAAAAATGGACTACAAAGTCTGGTAAAAAATCTTCAGAAACAGGAGAAAGATATTTACCAAAAAAAGCTATTGAAAATATGTCTTCACAAGAATATGCTGCAACTACAAAAGCAAAAAGAGAAGGCAAGAAAAAAGGTAAACAGTTTGTTAAACAACCTAAAAAAATTGCTCAGAAAACTAAATCGTATAGGAGTTTTGCATAATGTTATACACCAAAGGGATGGGCGCAGTCAGACAACAGTTTAGAAATGGCGGTGCTGCTTGGACAAGAAAAGAAGGGAAGTCAGAATCTGGTGGACTTAACGAAAAAGGTCGTAAGTCTTACGAGAAAGAAAACCCTGGCTCTGATTTAAAACGTCCACAACCTGAAGGTGGCAAACGAAAAAAATCTTTCTGCGCGCGTATGAAAGGTATGAAGAAAAAATTAACATCTAAGAAAACAGCTAACGATCCTGATTCTAGAATAAACAAAGCACTGAGAAAATGGAAATGTTAAACGATGGTATATTAAGTATTGATGAAACTGAAGGCGAAGAAATTTCTTTAACAGCCGAGCTACCGTCAGATCAATTTACTGACGAAGAAAAATTACAAATAGAATCTGAAAAAGAAGACGGCGATGATGAAGTTAAACGAATTGACTTGTTTGCCTCTGAAGACAAAGAAGGTGATCCTTTAAATAGTTTACTACTTAGTGAAGATGGTATTACAACTTTGTTTATGAAAAAAGGTGGACGTGTTCCATTTCAAGGTGGTGGTAGAGATGCATCATCAGATGATTTTGGTGGTGGGTTTGCAGGTCAAGGTAGTGGAGCTTCAGGTCCTGCAGGTGGAGAATCATCTGGTGGTAATTATGGTGGGAATCAAAACACTGGAGGCGGAGACAACAATCAAGGTTCTGATCAAGGTCATTCAAGATTTGATGTTGGTTCTGGATATTATGGAGAAGAAGTAACTGATAAAGGTGAAAGGGGTGATACTAAAACTGAAACAGTAGAAACTTTTTATGATGATGAAATTACAAGAAAAAGTCCTATTGAAAGAATTAAAACTAATGTTGTAGATAGAAGAGATAAATACAACAAAGCAAAAAAAATTCACGCGTTTAAGCAAGTTAAAAATGTTCTTACAGGAAACATCATAAGTACAGTATATGATCAATATAAATTTAAAAAAAATGTTGTAGATCCATATGTAAATGATCTTAAAGAAGACATAAAAAAATATAAAGAATTAGGAATT